ATTTTAGGAGGAATTATGTGGTTTAGTGCAATTAAATTAGCGATTTCCGCTGGAAGTCACATATATAAAAAACGCCAGGAAACTAGAATGTTGATGGCTGATGCCCAACGAACCCATGCTGAACGTATGGCACGGGGTGAGATAGAATATAAACAAGCTATGATACAAAGTCATCAAGGATGGAAAGACGAGTTCGTCTTGTTACTTGTAGCTTCTCCTGTGATGTTGCTGATTTGGTCTATTTTTAGTGAAGATCCTGAAATTATGATTAAGGTGGATAGGTTTTTTACGTATTTTAATGATATGCCCTTTTGGTATCAGGCACTTTTTATAGGAGTAGTTAGTGCTATATTTGGCCTTAAAGGGGCAGATATTATTAAAAGGAAATAATTAACATATGTTTCAAATAATCATTGTATTATTATTAATGCAAAATACCAGTTCTTTAGATGCACAAGATAAATCAACTGTTAAAAATATTGATAAGGTAATAAAAATCATTAAAATAATTAATGGAGTACATTGGAGGTAGTATGGACAAAGTAAAAAAACTATGGGCTTGGGCAAAAGAGAATAAAAAAATCTCTAGTGCTGTAGTAATAGTAATTGTTCTTATAATTGTAGCTAATATATAATTTTTCTGTTGAAATTTTGCCGCTGTTATATAGTATTAATGAATGGGATATAACGATTTAAAGGCAAGGATCAAAAAACACGAAGGTTATAGAGACACAATTTATAAAGATAGTTTAGGTTTTTCCACAATCGGATATGGCCATCTTGTATTACAAACTGATCGCTATGAAAAAGGTGTGACTTATAGGAAGAAAGATTTAGAAAAAGTCTTTAATACTGATTTTAACACAGCCAAGTCAAATGCTAATCAACTCATAGAAGGTTTACCCATTCATCATCAAGCTAAATGCGTTATTATTGAAATGGTATTTCAACTAGGTATGGGTGGTGTATCTAAATTTAAAAAAATGTGGAAAGCATTAAAACAAAATAATTATCAAATTGCATCCGAAGAAATGTTGGATAGTCGTTGGGCAAAGCAAACACCAAAACGTGCTGAAGAACTTTCCAACGTGATGAAATCTTGTAAAATCTAACGAAGTAAAGTAAAATACAACCTTAAGACTATATGGTTATATTAAAAAATATTATTATAGATAAGAATACAATTAGGGATGTACATATTCAAGATGGTGTAGTCCAATATATTGATCCTAAAAAAGAAGAAATTGAAAGACTAAAAAATATTCCCGAAGTCATTGAAGGTAACTGATGAACAAAAGAATATTGGTTATTAGTGATCTGCATATTCCTTTTCATCATAAGGATAGCTTTGAATTTTTAACAGAAATTAAGAAGGAATACAAACCAGATTTTATAGTCAAC